CGGACTTAAGTTTTCTCTAGGAAAGAACTATTATTCGAATCACCTTTGGATGATAAACTCTCAATTCCTAATCTGGGAGAAGGGTACTGGTTTAGTACGAGTTAAGGTCCCTAACGTGGGACTACTTAATAACTCGGACTTGATCAGTCTCGATACTCGGACTGGAAGAGAAGTTCTGCCTGTTGAAACACTCACGTCACTTTGGCGTGATTTCAAGGAAACCCTTTCGGGTGAAGCAATGGAAAGACGTGGATTGAAGCTTTTTGAGCAACGATACCGTCATATACTGTCGCAGTTTCCAGGACCATTATATGGACCGGAGGCCCTTGGTTGTCTCGGCGTAGCTGTCCCTGTGGGTCACTTTTTCTCTCGGACTGAGAGACTCTGGATGGAGGCACATCGGCTGAATAACTTTTCACATCGAGAAGGACGCACGACTGAATACAGTCGGATCTCCTCTGGTTGTCAACAGTTTATTATGCGACAAAATCGTCGCCTGAGATTAGTCTTTGACTTCCCTCAGTCAGCTGGAGCTCCTGTACAGAATCACTTTGATTATCGATCGCAGAGAACGTTTAAGATTCCTGATCCCTACAGTAGAGGTGGCGGTTTTGAGAACCGTCTCATGCCTATTATGCGTTGGTTCACAGCAACCACATCCGCTAAGGCATCCCGGGTCCACTTGTGGAGAAGGTGGAGAAGGTACCTGTTGAAGAACAGGGCACTTTCCATTCTCTCCCCAGAGCTCAACTTAGAGCTTAATGAGTGGAGCGGTGTGAGACGATACTGGCACCGTGGGGACGGTGTCAAGTCGGAGGAGGTTTAAGAAACCACAAAGAATTGGTATGGAATAAAGCCAGGGAGCTTTTGAGAGCTGTAGCTTGAAACGAGAGATTAGGATTGCTCCATTCCCCGCTGTAAGAATCCGTCCCTAGGGACGAAAGTTTTATACTTCCAAAATTACCATTTCCCATCATGTCTATGACAAACTTCAACAGCCGACAAGCCATTCCAGGCCTCGCGCTACTATCCCAATTAATGTCCAACCCTACCAGCCGCAATCAGTTAATGAATGCAGCTTCCTGGGCAGGCAACCAACTCGGACAAGCAGTCCGTGGTGGAAGTTCCGTTGGCTTTCCAACTGGTTCTCCGATCACCTCTGCCGCCAACGTCGCCGGTCGAGGACCACGACCCCGAAAGGGGAAGTCTTCTCGGACGGCCCGTACGCGTTCTATTCAGAATCCGTCACGAGCCCTCGCCTATCGTCCACGGATGACTATAAAGTTCAACGCTCCTCTAGTAACGAACGCCTCGGGTAATATGAATTACTCGTTTTGGCTCGGCTATAAGAACTCGAACGCTTCGACAGATCTTGTGACTCTCTCGGCCACTCAGTACTTGAGTCTCTCTACCATCTTCAGATGGCAGACCATGCATGGTATTAAGGTTCGTTTCATTCCTTATGTGGCTTACACCGCATCAGGAATCATTTCGACCTGTTTCCAGCCTGATCCAACGTCAGTTCCATCGTTCACCCTCACTCAACATGTTGTTGAGAAAGAGGTGTTCGGTTCTTCTGATATTAAAGAGTCTCACTCCTGGGCCTGGCGCCCACAGGACGACCAGCAACGTGAAGCTAAACAAAGCTCCGATGCTTCGGCTGTATCCGGTGCCGCCTTGAGAGATTACTCTCCTGGGTATATTGGACTAGCAGCATTCACTAATATTGTCTCACTCCCTCTCGGAAATCTATCCGTAGAGATTGATGTGACTTTCAGTGGTATGCTATAAGACATGACAACAAGCCAGAATCAATGCTTAAAAACTTACGGGTTGTGACCCGCAGTCTAACACTGAGTCCATATGAAGACTTGAAATTCAAAACGTGCCTTTTTCTTACGATAAATGCTAGGTGTGCCTGGGTAATCCATGGAAAACTCCGTCGTTCTCAACGACGATTCTCACACTAGAC